TTCAGAAACGATCAAAAATGCCGAGTCACTGGAGTCATTTATTGATCTGCTTAGAACTCAAGCGGCAACGTTAGGGCTCACTGATAGGCAATTAGCAATCCACGGCGCAGCAATAAAAGGCGCAACAGCGGCAGAAATCGAACAAATTAATATTTTATTCGACGCCATTGAAGCGCATGATCAACGGACGGAAGCCCTAAAAAAAGAAGAGGCGGCAATAGACAAAAAGACGAGGGCGGATGAGAGGGCAGCCAACGCAAGAGCAAGGCAAACAGAACGTGAAAAAGAGCAATTAGCTAGGCAGGTCAGCAAGACAGGTTTAACACCTGAGCAATCATTAAGATTGCAGCAAGTTGCTGAAATTGAGATTTTGCGACAGGGGTTTGAACAAAAATTATTAACTGAGCAAGATTTTTTAGCTAGAAGTACTGAGCTTAATCGGCAGCACCAAGATCAATTACAAAGTCTAAATAAAAAGACAACAGAAGATTCCATTGTCAATTGGGGCTCAATACAGGATCAATCAGCTAGCGCTCTAACGAGTATTGTAACTGGCGCACAAACAGGACGCGAGGCAATGGCATCTCTTGCTCAGTCTGTTCTAACGCAAATGGTCGGCGCACTAATACAAATGGGCATACAGGCGGTAATCGGACAAACTACTGCGGCGGCGGCTGGTGTCGCAACTGCTGCAACATTAGCTACAGCATACGCGCCTGCAGCAGCCTTGGCCTCATTAGCAAGCTTTGGTGCTAACGCGGTACCAGCAGCGGCAGGAATAGCATCAACAGTTGGGCTAGCTCAAACGTTATCATTAGCTGGAGCGAGGGAGCACGGCGGCCCAGTAAGCGCTGGTAAATCATTTTTGGTTGGCGAGCGTGGCCCTGAGATATTTACCCCTGGCGCTGGCGGTAACGTAACATCAAATAAAGAGTCGTTTGGTGGTACTACGTTAAATGTGGTGGTTGAAAACAACACGCCAAGTCAAGTAAGCACTCAGCTAAGCGATAACGGTAAGCAGCTAAAAGTAATCATTAATGAAGTGGCGCGGCAAATCAGCACTAACCAGGGAGTGATCCCCAAAGCCATGCGCCAGTCGACTAACACAACATTTAAGACGAGCAGATAATGGCGACTATAGACTACCCGGCAACGTTACCAGATTTTAGGCTTGGCAAGCAGCGTCAAGAGTTACAAACTTATCGAACTAGCCAGCCGTTTGCTGGTCCGTTATTCATCGAGAAAATAACCGATGAATCGCCGGTAACTTGGGACGTTACTATTACATGCAAATCCCAAGGGCAGGCTCGGGCGTTCCAGGCGTTTTTGCGACAAATAAAAAATGGCACGCCATTCAATAAAGACATTTTGATCGAGGAGGGATTTTCTACTCATGAAGTTAGATTTATTGAGGAGCCATTATCACCTCGCCAATTATCCCCGCACGTATGGGTTTACAGTGGTGTTATTTATGCAGTTAAATTAGTGGAGATTGATGCGTTGATCAATGATGACTTGATAATTTTGTATGCTGAACAGTCAGACATAATTGATATCGCAGTTAATAACTTCTGGCCTGGAGCTTAAAAATGGCAACACCTACATTTAGTCAATTGCAGCGCGAGTACTGGGTCAAGAGACCTGCTACTCTATTGCAATTTATGACGGTTGAATTTGAGCATCCTGATTTTGGATTTATCCGCCTTGTTTCAAATCAATTTAGTGACAAAATATTTGATGTTAATGGTGCGCCTGAAACATTCCAAGCGGTATCAATGCAGGTTCCAAAAGTGACTAATCAAGAAACGGACACCACAAAAGCTGGCACTGTTACATTTGGTCGCATTGGTTTGCAGTTTAGAAAAACACTGCTACAGATAACCCCGTTAGGCGCTATAACCTCACCAATTACGGTAAGGTTGCGACAGTATCAAGATGGAGTGACAGCGCCCGTATATGAGCGCAGGCTTTACGTGGCTAAAGATGGGATAACTATTACTAGTGAAAACGTATCGGTTAGATTGTCTGTGGATAACCCGGCCATTCTTACGCAAGAACAGCAATTTTACGACCCAGATCAATGGCCGGGCTTGCAGTTTATATAAAAGAAGGCCGCAGGGATGCGGCAATCAGTTAAGTGATGTTAACAAGCGAAATTATAAGTTAAATATTTGCCGTGCCGTATTGGTATAGACATTTCTCCCGACCAGTCGTCTCCAGCTATACCGCAAGACTGCCACAAGTAAACATGCTTAAATCTGGTAAGTTCTTTTTGTTTGTGGCCGCTGCTGCATGGCTTGTCTGTTATGCGAAAGTCCCAAAGGTAATCGCCACAATCAAAATCTATGTAAGCAATCATTTGATCGTACCAAACTTTACTAACTCGCTTTTTGCATGAGGCAAGAATTAAAGATAAAAGCCTAGCGTTCTCCTTTTCTCGAACTGCCTCATCTTCTCTCATTTGCTTGAATTCAAGTTCTAATTCTTCTTTGCTGCAATATTCCATAATCAATCCTCCCAAACTTCTTTGGTATCACACTGCCTATCAATAGTAGCCCGATCAATTTTAGACCACGTTGATTCGTTTTCTTTGCGTTTAGCCTCGAATTGTTCACGCTCGGCGTCCGTGAATTGTTTTATTTTCTTTTTTTTCTTCTCGAAAGTTAACAGCTCGGCTTTTTTAGCGCAGATAGTAAACTGCTGGCTTTTTGCTGGCTTTTTGTATTTACGTTTCATGGTTTATTACCCTCGATTGCGGCGCAGATATTCGATCCAATCAACGCGAAGATTGCGCAAGGCAAAACAACTGCCGCCCAACTCCAGTTGGTATCTGGCAGGGCGTTAGATGCGACTAACATTGCCGCTATAATTAAACATGCTGTTGAGTTTTTCATAAATCACCCAATTTAATAGCCTTCAATTGTTTAATAACTTCCCGATTAACGCTTGGCCATTCCATTAACGAAATCCAATCATGAGTCTGATTATTTTTATCGTTATGGTAAAGATGCTCAATTTCGAAACCTTCACATTGGCCATTACTTGCTAGATGGTGCCAGCCTTCTGCTTGAAATTCAGCGTTGACACCTTCGATGGTTAGGTATATTGGTGCGTCGATTTGTATCATAACGCCTCCAATTGCCCGACGATATCCGCAACAACTACAGGATATTCTAATAACCAGGTGCAGCCATTTGAAAAGTCGCCAACCGTTGATTTACGGGTAAGCGTTGTTAATTTGATCTCGCCCGTTGTATCGTCTTTAGTGCCGCACACTTCAAGATCGATTATTGTGGTTGATAGGATGACTGTTGCTTTTGCGTTTTGGATTTTCATGTTGGTTATTCCTCGTAATCGTCAATGGTGAAATCGTCACATAAGATTAAATGAACTTCGTTACTGCCAACGTCCTTTTTGCTAAGGTAATTATCCAGAACGGCAGCGAACAACTCTTGAATGTCGTTATTCATCTGGCGCGGCGACGGTAAGTTGTCTGCGTTTTCCGTCGTAAAGTTTAGGTAAAAATTAGCATCGATTTGTTTCATGTTGATTCCTTTGCGCCTGTAGGCGCTTTGATTGATTGATTTATGGTAACGGCTTGTCCGCGCAACCCTTTTTACCTTCTGCGACATATCCCGCATTAAAATCAGGCTGAGTCATGACTGGCTTGTTATCAAGAATAACAAGGCGGGTAACGTCAAACCATTGGCCGTCCTTAATTTTTCCATTGTCGTCAACCCTTGGTGTAATTACTGCCTGAACACAACCGTAAAGATCAAAGCTTACGGTAGATATTACGCCATTAAATCCAGTTACAGCGTCTCTAGCTCTTAATCCGAGTAATGATATGTGATTCTGTTGTGACATACTTGTTCTCCTAGTTAAGTTAATAAACACAATATACCAACGGCAATACGTAGTCAAGCGTTACGTTTAAGTAATTCGGCATGAAGGCGTAAACCATTAGCTATGCGGCGGTCGGATTGTTCGTTTGCGGCTTTTAATATTAATGATACTTTTGCTTTTACGTATGCTGCGCTTGCTTGCTTTATAGTATCGTGCCGCCCCAGTTTCTTTGCTTTCCCGCCTATGCAGACGTGAGCTTGATACCTCCCAGTTTGCTTGCAAAAGCAAACACCCCGAGGGAGCTCCCCTCTTCCTGCTGCAAAATCATTTAGTAACTTATTTAATTTTTGAGGCACGAAGCAGCAATTATCTGGAGAATAAATTTTGTTTTCAGGATTGATAATATCCTTGTCAAGCTCCATCCCTTCCCAGTCTTGAGTTAACATCCACGCCTTGAAGTTGCTAAATATTAACCACTCATCGCAAACTGAACACCCTTTGTATGTCGGGTGCTTCTCTTGGAATTTTTCGCTAAAGCATCTATGCATCATGCCTTGCCATTTTGTGTAAAATGGGCACACCAACCGAATGCCACCAACTAACGGCTTTACTTGATAGTCAGCGTCGTTAATGCCGACACTATAAATTAGATTTCTGTTTTCGATAAAGCTTTGGGTAACGGGAATTTCGATAAATTGGTTTTGCATAATAACCTCACAGTAGGTTGTCACAGATGAAAGGTTTTGCACCGATCGGTCTGTGGGCCGATTGTTCCCCCGCTAAAGGTAGGTGCAACCTAATAATATAACCATGAAGCAAGCCAGTCAATAACTATGATAAAATACTAATTTAGGAGTGATAGCATGAACCAACAGCAGTTTATAAGCAAAGTAATTGGCAACCCATGGATCGACCGCACATCTAGCTTCGACAGTTGTGATTGTTGGGGATTATGCAGGCTCTATTATCAACACGTTTTAAATATTGAATTGCCAACTATCGCTGGCTACACAGAGGGAAAGTGCGACACTGCGCAAGGTTGGCAGTCAGGCATTCATGACTGGGAGCAAGTTGATAAACCATCTGTTAATGGTCTTGTTTTTACGTGTTACAAAGATAATAAGCCAACCCATGTCGGCATTGTAATTAGCCCAGTTAAAGTTTTGCACTCAAGAGGCAACGTTGGCCACGAAGGAAAAACGGAAATACATTCAATAAGAGCTATCGAGTCGATTTACGGCGAGATGACCTTTCACCAATTCATCGGGTAAACCATGCCAAATTTAATAATACAAAATGACCAATCAGGCGCAACAGGCCGTGACACAACATCATTCGACGACGGACTAACGCCAACCGAAATTTTAATGCGGCATTTTCCCGATGGTATCGATCCAGAAACGACGACTATTTATGTCCGGTCGCTCAAAATGGAATTGGGCGACAATCCTAGTGATGAGCTGTTTAAGCCGCTATTTAATAATGATACTGTTTTTGTGGTTAATGAAGTTAAGGGGTCTTTTGTCGTCGCTGCTATAATAGGCTTATTGGCAGTGGCTGTTTTATCTCTGTTAACCCCAAAACTCCCAGGCAACGTAGGTCAAAGAAAAGATAGCCCAAATAACAACCTACAAGGGCAAACAAATATTGCGCGGCCCTATCAGGCTTACCCACTGGTGCTTGGCAGCCCTATAGTTTACCCCGACCTAACCGGCGAGCCCGTATCTGAATACGTCGATCAGGTTAAGCAGGTTAAGCAATTAATGAATGTCGGCGTTGGCGAATTCGATATCACTGAAATTAGGGCCGGAGAAACACCACTAGCAAACTTTACAGGATCGTCATCAACTATTTTCGCTCCAGTTAGTAAGGTCGTGACGGTGCCAGAAGTTGTCACCGCATTTGAATCAAATGAAATTGATGGTCAAGAATTACTTGGCACTAACGAGGGGTCTAGCGGGGCATCATTTAATCTGGTTGATAACGCGCCAATCGTTGCTGGTTTTGTTGGTAATGACTTTATTTTCGATGTGTTAAAAGATACAGCTTCCGATGCAATAAAAGCAGCTTTTGATGCTGCCCCTGTCGGTTCGTATGCTCTTGAGGTTCAATATCAAAGGCGCTCAACGTCAGTGCTAGTTAGTGCCACTGGCAGCGGTATAACTTCATCAATAATACTAGACGGCGGCGGATTGTTTTATACCATTACAATATTAAACTTTACTGGGGCAAGAACTGACAACCCAACAACAACGCCTCATTACACTGGGCCATACACGGCAACAGAGAAAAACGGATTATCGATAGGGCCAATAAAGTCAAATGTGCAATCAGAAGAATTATGGTTTGATATAATTTTCCAGCGCGGATTGAAAGGCACTGCAAATTTCGAGTTAACAACACAAGAGCTTGACGGCTCAGGTGGCACACCGATTGGTTCGCCTGTCATCGATAATTTTGGATTTACCCAGGACACGCTAGATCAAAGGTTCTTTACTCATAAAAAAGTATTGCCTTCACTTGGTTTTTATCAGTTTATTATTAAGCGATCAAATGCAAGCAACCAAGACTCATCAAACCCTGATCAAGCTAAACTTGAGGCTGCTCGAAATATCAGAACATTCATTAATTTAACTTTCGGAAATAATACGCTAATTGAGGTCAACGTCCCTGCAACAATTAACGCCACCTCACTGCGTGAGAATAAAATTAACCTATCGCTAACCAGTAAGCTAATTAGCTACGACGTTGGGACGGGCACTGTCATAACAACAACTGCAGCTTCCAGAAAGATGGCTGATGCATTGCTTCACATGTATGTTGATTTCTTCGGGCTTGACGCTAATACGCTGGCACTTGATGAGCTGTACGAAATACAAAACCGAGTTGGCGCTGTTGATCCACGTCTAGTAACCTTTGATTTCACATTTGATGATATTGACGTGTCACTTGATGAACGCATGGATGCAATTTTAAATGTTGCTCGCTGCTTTAAATGGTTGGACGGTGATGTTTATCGATTTGCCAGAGAAGAAGAAAGGGCAAGCGAATCAACACTAATCACCCGCAGAGACATTGTGAGTGAAGAGCAGCGGGATTATTCATTAAGTTATAACCCACAGCTATTAGAGGCGTTTGACTCAGTTAAAGTTGAGTTCGTTGATACCGCCACTAATAAAAAATCATACATATTCCGCAAGGTTGATCCGGCAAGTGTTGATCCGCAAAATCCAACTATATTAAATGCTGTTGGTAAAAACCCTAAAACAATGCAATTAGCTGGCTGTAGCGAAAGCTTTAACGCAATAAATCGCGCAGAACTTGAGATTAGAAAATTGATTTATCAGCGATACGTATTAACTGACACTGGCCTGCCTTCAATGATGCTACTAGATCGTGGCGACATGGTTCTTTATGCCGAGCAATATACCAGCGATCTATTTGATGGTGAGATTCTTAATGTAACTGGTAACGTTGCCACGACTAGCGAGTCAATTGATTTTAGCGTTGGCGCATTGGTGTTGCATTATATGTTAGACGATGGGACGAAGGTTGGACCGTTCGCGATCAATGAGATTGTTGGCGAGGCGTTCAAATTCACCAGCTCTGATTTAGGCCAAGCGTTTGTGCGTGATTCCGTTTTGGGTACCTTAATACAAACAGGCTCGCGATACATTATCGGTCAGACAGTAGATCTTGAGTCCTCCCGATGGTCATTGATGGA